GAGTCCAGTTTTAGTTTTGACTGCAACAAATACTTTTCCGTACTGAGGTGGATCTAGTTCTTCACCACCATAAGCAATTACATCATCAGTATCAGCATAGATTGAACGGAAAATGTTCTCATAGTCCTTTGCGGTGACTGCTCTGTTCTGAGTTGAGAACTGTCTAGGTGCTTTAAACTTGATTTTCTCCAGAGACTCTGCCTGAACACCACCTGATGATTTTGAAATAACAGTTACAGATGCTTCTGATGTAATATCTCTTCCAGTTCCATCAATAACGGTTCCAGTAAAGGAGAAACTACCAGCATTGTTTGCATCTGGACCGTGAGTTTGAATATAGTACAATTCCACGACTTCACCGTCGATGGATGCCCTACCAAACACGCCATCACCGAAGTAGACCTCGTATCTTAGATCTTCAACTTCTTGGATAAAATATACACGATCTTTTTCATCCAGATCAATGATATTTTCTGCTTTTACATAGTTGTTTCTAATAGTAGAATTTTCAGACTGCCTGACATAAACTTTTAGAGTTGAGATATCAACATTTTCAGCAGGAACAACAAATCTCTGCTCAGGATTTGTTTTATCTACCACATAACTGTAGTTTAGGAGTTGCCCTTCAAACACAGTCAGATTTGCCCACTGTGCAGAACCAGTAACAGAATTAACAAACGTTGTTACATCTTCTGCAATAGAAAACACATAGGAATCATTGTCGATTCTTGCTGCAAGAACGGAACCTGCTTTCAGGGTAGCAGTATTTGGAAATCCACCATCCACTAGAGGAGGAACAACCAGATTTAGTGTGACAACTGACTTTGATGCACTAATTGAATCGGGTGTATAGTTAAAATACTTAAGAATATTAACTATGTTGTCCCTAATGGTTGATGTTGGTAGAAAAAGTTCGTTTACAGCAAGGTTTGCATTGAACGCACTGTAGTAAGTGTTGTATGCAAGGGTATCAATGAGATATGAGAGGGTTGAACCTTCAAAATCGTAGTCAGTAAATTCCGACCTAGTTCTAAGGTAAGACTTAATAGACTCTTTGATTTCTTCAAAATCAAGAGTCGTTAAATTTGAGGGTCTAGTTGCCATTTTTTACCTTGCTAGTAGGAATGTCACAGTCTGTGAAAGTGGTTGTCCAATTATCAAGAATTCAATCTCAATCTCAAGTTCATTACTATCTTCCAATAAGTATATATCTGTCCTGATCAGGCTTACCCTTGGTTCATAGTTCTCAATTGCAATTTTAATCTCATCTCTCAGAGTTTCACCAAGAAATTGGTCTGCCTGCTCAAAAAGTAGATCAGTTACCTTTGAACCATACTTGGGTTGGAAGGGTCTCTCTCCAAATCTGGTCAGGACGATATTCCTAACAGCATCACGAATGGCATTCGCATCCTTCACCTGAGTTATATCAGATGTGACAGGATTTTTCAGAAATGATAACTTCACATCTCTGAATGCCCTTGAAAAATCCTTAATTTTTCCTGTGATTGCCATTAGAATCTTTCGACGTAATCGTCAAACCCTTCCTTACCACCACACCAACGAGATAGTCTGTTGACTGGAGGAGAGTTGGGTTTAGTTTTGTTTTTATTCAGATATTTATCTGCCCTAGGATCAGTAATTAGAACAGTTGTGCCAAAGTCTTGTTGCATAATATTGGGCACATTATCTGGAATGGGATGATTTGCCATGTAACCTCCTAAGAACTGTTGCCAGAACTTTTAAAGGGGTTGCTATCCCTCACAATTTTATTTAGCAATAAAAAACCACCCCTGTTTAGAGATGGTTGCAATTTATCAGTTTTTGCCTTGTCCACGATAACGTTTGCGACGACCATTACGTGAAGATGATCCCAAATGAGTATTCTTGGACATCCCCTGTCGAGTTTTCTTCGGGGGACCAGCAGTGTAATTCGACCGAACTAGACCAACTTTTGCTTTTGCCATTAATGAATGAACCTCAACAACTCAGATATTATACCATAGAATTTAGCATGTGAACACAGTCCAGGTTCCTGTTGCAATTCTAGATGTGCATGGAGCTGGACCTGGGATACCAGTGCCTAAAGCATCACCAACCCTCGCAATTGGCACTCCTGTGACCAAAACTGTTGGTGGTCCACCCGCCATTGGGATTGCCCAAGGAGTAACGATTCTGGGGTGGCCACCTGCCCCTGCAACGTCCTCAATCGATAGAACTTGGCAACCGAACGGAACTGGGCATAAACCCCCCTTGCAGGGGATTTTAACGAGATTTGTGCCAATAGCAGGATGTGTAACTAAAACATCCCCCTGAACCAAAGGTGGTTGCTTCTCAACAAATACTTTTCCCTTGACTGCAATAAGTGGAGTTGTTGGTGTAGGCAACCAGGCACATGAATCATTTTTAAGAAGCATTGGCACTGGAATGGGTGCACCAACGTTCTGGTGAATGAATGCAGGCAAAAGAATTCCATGCCCTGAGCAAAATCCACTTGGAACTCCGACTGGTTTATATCCCATCTTACTTACAAGAACGACCAATTAGCATTTGATGGATGCTCATTATATGTTTTAATGATATTGCTCCATCTTTCAGCTGCTTTGCTGAAATTATTCACAAAGTATTTAGAGTAAGAGAACGTAATTGGATAATTTGCTTGTGGTGGACAGCAAGGTACGCCACAAATTGGAATTGGTGTTTCTGATGTCCCAGTATCACAATTTCCAGTAAATGTCATGGTGATTGTGAAAGTTCTCTTCACTTGTTCTCTTTTATCGGGAACCCATTTGACGGGCATGATTTTTAGTTCCGTAGTTGATAGTGGAATATCTCTCCACCTTCTTACGGGCCCGTATTTTTTGACCTTGGTGTTTGGCAGATCTTGAATTTTGATAATATTCTCCGCATTGTGTTTAGCAGTGCGTTCAGTCATTTCATTGATGACCTTGATAAGGTTCGTAGTATTTTTCTTCCCATCATTATCTGAGAATGTGTTGTTGAAGATTTTATCTAGATAATCACCATCACGTTCATCTGCACCTAAGAAGTCCGTATAATTTTTAGAATCCTTCACTGAATCTGGGTTATCTTCCATTTCTGGAATCTGTCTTCTTGATTGTTGATCAGTATATTGAACAACTTGTTGAGTAGTTACGGCTTCATGTAGGGTTGTGTTGATACGATTCAATGCTTTTGGTGCTGATATGAGTCGATAATCTGTAACAGTTGCATATAGTTGCTTTGCAGAGAACCACAATCTGTCTCCAGGACTGATTTGTCCTAGAACTTCCGTACAAACAAGAGTAGTTCCACCATATTCAATCCTATTAACAATGCCAGTACCCTCATTGTCCTCGGTTACAAAATCATCACCAACCTGAATTGCACTAATATCCGTGGCAGAGAACACACCTTCAACAATTGCAGGGGAAGTTACTCCTGCAGCAAATTGTGGTGTTGTAATAGTTGTTGTACTTTCCGTGTATCCATACCCCTTATTGGTCAAAACTGCATCAGTTAGAGTAAAATCACCAGCAGTAGCAGAGATTTGGAGTTGAGTTCCCGTAATATACGGGGAAGTTGGCAAGCTTGCCGTAAATTCTGGCACTTGACTAGCAGTACCAGGAGTATTTGTGATGGTTACTTCGGTAATTTTGCCGTCATAGTTGGTAGAAACTGCTTTTGCTGCCTCTCCAACCCATGTCCAGAGCAAATTACCGTCACTCGCAGTGCCAGAAGTGTGTGTTGGAGCAGTTAAACCTGAAGTTCCTGTCGCAGCTGCCACATATAAGTTGGGTCCGAGGTAAACTTGATCTCCAATTGTGTATGGTTCGTTACCAACCCACGCATCTCCAATGTAAATTATCGGATTTGAAGTAGCACCATCACCAGGAGTCACGGTAATTGCAATAACTCGATCACCATCCATGGTTGCCACTGCGGTTTGAGTGCCATTATTGAAGGTAACTGCGGGTGTTGATGTATATCCTGATCCTGGTTTGGTGATTTCAACGTACTCAGTGCGGGTTGTACCGACCAAATTGGTTGAAAATGTAGGTAAAACACCAGTATATCTCAGTGTCACCTCTCCATTTACGGCAGTTCCAACAGTATGAACGGGTCCAGTGGTGCTACTGAACAGTCCAGACTTGATACATTGGTACATTCTGCCTTCATGTATGTACATTTGATTCAAATCTGCGCCACCACCAGCAGTCCAACTGCTATACTGCGGAGTAATTGTGGCTGCAGGGTACAGTTGATACCCATCTCCCTCAACTTCTACGGCAATTGAGTCCAATTCTGCACTACCAAGAACCAATGCAGTGGCATCACTACCAGTTGTAGAGCTAATATCTACCTCAAGTTGGTCAGTATAACCAGCACCAGGGTCAGTTAAGATCAATCCTGTGAGTGATGAGTTGTCTGCTGCGGTAATTCCTATCACTGATTCAAGGACAAACCCCTCATTACCTTCAGAGTTTCTCTCGTATACACCATCATCCTCGTATATTTCCAGGTATCTCTCCTGTTTATTTGACACTGGATCATCA